AGTCTTGCCATTGAGTCTGCGCACATAGTCAACAAACTCTTGCATCGAGTAGCACATGGCTCTCTTCAAACCGACTTGTCGGGGGAATTGTAGCATACAAATCAACCGATGTGCTTAGTCCTTAATAACCACACGATGACCGCATACCTTGCATACTGCGATTCTCTCGTTGCCAGTTTCAATATCGCCAGTCAAAAGAATCATGGGTTTACCCTTCTCATTGCTAAGGGTCATTTCACCGTCGCATTCTGCGCAAATCACCATGAATCAACTCCCGTCAACTCGCTTTCGCAGGCAGGTGAAAAGTCGCACCATTGAGGGCAGAAGTAGTCCGACCACTTCATCGGGTTCTCATGCGCCTTCAATCCTTCAACTGCGCCATCCAGTGCCTTGTAAAACGCATTCATACTGCGCTGATTGACTTTTTCTATGATGAGGATACCTTTCTCGTCGCCGAGCATGACTTGTCGTTTTGCGTCGTTCACCATTTTCATAACGAAGTCAACATTGTCGCAATCGGGCGCAATGTAGGCGAAGTGCGTGATTGGTCGGGTTTCACCCATAAGGCGCAACATGTGCGCATAGTAGCACAATTCCCTGCGTGTGCGTGAAAGTTTGCCATCGTTCATGTTGCCAGTTTTCAACTCATAGATGCACAAGCCGCCATCGGGATGCACAAGTATTGCGTCGATTAGACCGACGAGGACAACCTCTCTTTCAGCATCCCACACTGCTCGATATTCTTCATACTCGATTGGTTTGAAATGTTCGATACCCCACAAGTCAATGCGTTGTTGCTCAAGGTAAACCATTTCATCAATGCCTTCTTCGTGAGCCTCGACGGGAATCAACGGCGCAAGTGTGCTTTGACCCTCCCAGTTATCATAGAGGGTTTCAAGTCCTGTGTGGATTCTTGTTCCTCTTTCCATTTCGGGAGTAGCAGGCATCCTCATGTCCTTGAGGACAACCTTCTGCATCCACATTTGACGAGGACACTTCAAGTAGGTCATAAACGACGATTTGCTCAACTTGAGCAACTTGTCATTTTCTGTCGGGTCATAACTTGAATTGGATTTCAATTCCTCAATTGACATTTTGGATGGGTCTTTCATTCCTCTTCATCCCCTGCTAAATCGGCTTGACAAGCAGGGCATTGCGTTGGATGCTCAATGTCCTCAAGCAATGGCGTGTTGATGTGGAAACCACACTTAGGACATTGCTCTTTCTTGAGCAAGCCCTGTGTGTCAAGCATACGGATGACGACCATGTTCAACTTGTCGATTTCGTGGAAACAGACTCTCAACATTTGATTCTGTTCTTCGATTGTCTGCGTCTGCGCATCAATCAATCCTTGCATTTGCTTAACAGTCGGCTTCTTGCTATCTCTCGCCATACTTGACTCACATGCACTTGCTCATATAAACCTGTTGGCGTTGCTTCATAGCCACTGTCTATCATCTGCACCACTAAGCGCAGTTTCAAGTTTGATAATGTTCCAACCCATCATTGCGTAATAAGGCTCAACCTTCTCGAAAATGAAACGCTCGGCTATTTTCTTGTAGCCAATCTGCGCAATGCCCTCAATCTCGGAGGGGTCATCAAATGCGATATATGCGCCGTTCTCATCAAGAGTAGTCAAGAAGTAATCGTCTTTGCGATAGCCTTTTCCGAGATTGACATTCGCCCATTGCGCACCTGCCCTCGCTTCGCCCAAAACCCTGTATTCGCTCAAGTTTTTGGTGAGTTTTGCTTTGATGCAAAGGTCTGCTATGGGCACTTCTTTGCGCACTATTTTGCGCACTATTGATTCAATGTTGCCAGTAATCTGTTCTTCTGTTTTGAATTGAAGTATGCCTTCGACAACAGACGATAGCGCAGTCTTGACTGCTTTGGGCAATCTGCCCTGCTTCAACTCGATTCCCTTGACATAGATTTGCGGCTCATGGTGTTCACCATCAGTCCACGCAACACTGCCTGCGTAGCGATTCTTCGCAGTAATCAAGAAGGATTCGCACCACTTTTCAAACTCGGTTTCAATAGGACTCATGCGCTGATTGATTGTGCGCAGAACCTCAAGACCCTTTTCGGGAGATTCGATGTCGCACATGATTGAGTCTGTGTGCCCGTAGCGCACTGTGCAACCCAACTCATTCGCAATATCACGCAGTCGGAACAGTGTTTGGCGGGATGTGTAGGTGATAGCGGCGGCGATGTCGGGGTGATAAAAGCCGCACTTCGCATCCCCTGCAACGCCATACATCGAAGCGACAAGCGACTTCGTTGCATATTGCAATGCGTCATACTTCTTGCGCTCTTTTTCAGTCTGCGCAGACTTCATCAAGCCCTTGTATTTGTTCCGCAAAGTAGTCATGTTATCCATCTGTCTGCCGAGCAGTCCTTCTTTCTGCGCAAACTTGATTCCGTTGCCGCAGTCAATTCCTTCACTGTTGAGAGTAGTCCAACAAATGTTGTGCAGTTTCACATTTGAATGATACATCGCTTTAATATCCATGATTCCGATGTTGCGATAAACTCCCGCCACTGGGTCTTGAATGTCTGCGCCTGTGTAGTCAACCTTGTCGAATTGAGGCTTGCTCGGTATTTGCAGTTGAAATGATTTATCACGCAATGCGAGGATTGGAAATACTTTGCTCACATAAGGCGTAGTGCGTATATCGCACTGAACAATGTGCTGAATAGCAGTGAAGTAGTCAAGTGCGCCGACCAATGAATCGAGTCGAGGCAAAAGGCGCACATCCTGTCGAGCATAGTCGAGGTATGTGCCGAAGTCGGTGAAGTAGGTGTCGTGCCCATCTGCAAGGTCAACCTTCGTTTCTTCAAGGCAGTATTGTGAAACTGCGCCTAAGCCCATCGCAGGCAGTTGCCCGTTCTTCAAAGTCCACAACTTCTTGAAAGCAACCATCAAGTCGATAGTGTTGAAACCTGCGATTGGTTGCGCCCATTCCCCAAAATCATAACGGACTTTGCGCAGGGGGGATAGTGTGCGCACATCAAGACCGTTTGCCTTGAAACGCTTGAAGAGTTGTTGACAGTCTGCGTTGACTACATTCCATCCAGTGAGGATGTCGGGGTCGCATTTGCGCAGTAGCCGAGCAAAGTCTTGTAGCAAGTGCTTCTCGTCTTTGTAGCACTTGAAATGACGCTCTCCCGCATCCACACTGCGCAAGCCTTCGGGGTGATTTGCGCAAGGGATTGATTCATAGTAGCCTGCGTCATAGTCCTTGTGCGTGAAAAGAACAAACTCGCCATCAACGGAGTCTTGAATGACAATGATGGTGATTGCCCCCGAATCAATCATCCATTCCATATCGAAGAACCATGTTCGATGCTCATACATTGGCACATTGATGTTGTGTTCAACAAGCACCCTGTTGCTATGCGCAATGTTTGCCTCCCATGTGCGCACTTTCTTTGAAGCCGCCGATAAGTCGTCTGTGTTCTCAAACTCGACCCTGCGCAAAGACTCTCCGTAAAGCCCTTCATATCCTTCGTCGGGCAGAACAGTGAAAGGTGGACTCAATCTGCCGATGCTTGACTGTTCCATGTAGCAGAACGGTTTGCATGATTGAGTCATCGTTCTGCGCACACCGTTTTCATCACGGTATCGCACAAGGACATCGTTCTTGCGGGTTCGTTCAACAATCACAGTAGTTTCCTCCAAATCTCAAGCCGTGTGAGTTTCAAAGAAAGAATCTGCGATATGCTCAAACCATCATTGCGCATATCCCTGTATGTAGCCTTCTCATAACCCAACTTGCCGACTACATGGCGCAGTTGTTGGATTGTCGTCTTTCCTTGAGGGTTCAAAGGGGCATATATCACATGCCCACCATACTTTGTCAAGTATTCATTGCGCCATCGCAATAACTTCTCATGGAATCCCTGCCCATTGTATTGCTTCTCGACATAGGTGTTGCCAACAAGGAATACGCAGTCAACGATTTCAGTCGATGTGGTGTAGCCGATAAGGTGTCTTTCTTCGTCTGTGATAACAAAGTATCTCGCTCTATCCATCACTTTAGGATAGCCCTTATCACTGGCGTTCTGCCATGTGAGCCATGAAAACTCTTGAATCTCCCGAAGCATCTCGCCTCGTTCCCACTTGCCGTATGACCTTCGGATTTCTTCTCCCATAAAGGAGAATAATACTCATGTCAATATAAACCCAACTATTGCCTTCGACCCACACTGCGGGTTTCGATGCCGTGAGTCTTGAGCCACTTGTGAATCGTCATCGGCGAAACTGCGCATTCTTGTGCAATATCAGCCATGCTACGGTTCAAGTTTGAGTATTGTTCCGTCAACCAAACTTCATCCCTATATGTCTGCGCAGATGATTTAGGATGCGCAATGACGATGCTTATGATGTGCGGTTCTCCGCATTCAAGACACACCGACTTCGCCATATTTCGCCCTTTCGGGATTTCAACTTTCATTTCTGCGTTGCATTCTTTGCATGTAAACTCTATATTTGCCATTTATTTCACCCTTATGTATTCAAAAGTTGCCGTTGGAAACCTGCGATGCCTTTTGACGAAGCCCCATTTTTCCATAACGACCATGATGCCGCCGATATGCCCCGATGAAAGAGCATTTCTCGGCTGAATAATTTGATTGCACCTTTGCGCAAACGCTTCTGCGCTCAATGCTTCTCCAATCTCCATGTGATACTGAATTGTCGCTAAGACAAGAACCTTTCGGTTCAGTTTGCGCAACGACATGACTTCTCCCATCATACCCAGTATTTCATCGGTTTGTTCTTGCGACAAGGACTCGAAGGTTCGACTGCGAAGTGCTTTAGAAAACTGCGCACTTTCTTGCATTTTTGCCTTCAAGTCAATCGGCATTACTTGTGAACCTCCCTTTGGAAAATGCAACCGCCGTTGAATGAAAGGCGCAAAGACATGCCTCCGCCGTGTGGTGTCAAATC